CGTCAGTGGTTTAGTGGTGCATTTACGTACTTCGTACCTGCCCCCTCACAGGGGTGGGTCGATGCTACGTTTAAGCACCAAGCCAAGAAGATATTTGGCTTACAGCTGACTCCAGAAACAATCTGGAACCTCGCACCCTGGAGTTGGGCCGTTGATTGGTTCACGAATGTTGGCGATGTAATCGCCAACCTCTCGGATTGGATCAACGATGGCCTGGTGATGCAGTATGGGTATATGATGGAGTATAAATACTCCAGAATTACCTATACTCCTGTTGGTCCGAGCATGTTTCGTTCGGGCAACAGACCGACACAAGTGTCTTTGGTCAGTGAGACGAAGACACGGCGGCGGGCATCCCCCTTTGGGTTCGGCCTTACCTGGAACGGACTTAGTCCGAAACAGCTGGCCATTGCAGCATCGCTTGGTATTACCAAGTGGTGACTGTAGTCACTAGTGCTGCGTTCAAACGCCAATGGGGGGCCGAGACCCGGCTCCCTAGGAGTGTGTGCCTATGTCATTTGCCGATCCGCAAACCATCACGATAAGTACCGTGACAACGCCTCTCCCACGAACAAGTGTGGGCGAGGACGAGTCGGAGTACACGTCGGGGGATGGGTTGTACAAGCTCACCGCGTCGCATTCCTACGGGAAGCGGCGCAGGCGAGTCCTGCGGTTCGATCACTCGAAGATGTCTCCGGACGTGTACAAGCCCACGGAAAATGTCAGTGTCGGTATGGCAGTATATACCGTCTTTGACATGCCCGGTAAGGGTGAGTACACGCCAGCGGAGGCGCTCGCCATTTGGGTTGGGTTTAACACCCAGCTCACAGCGACTTCGAATACGCTCGTCACCAAGCTACTCGGTGGCGAGTCGTAGGGAGGACGATGAGGTCAGCAATGGAGGTCATACCCCGCCGAAAGGTGGAGATGGCTCCCTAACTGACTATCGTCGTCGCCTGACTGTGGATCATACAAACGAGCTCGACGTTCGGTTGAGGGTCGGTTACAAAACCGTCCTCTTGATCGTCGTTGTGTTCGACGTGGTTCACACGTCAATTCGAGAAATGGTTGACGCTCCGGTCGTTCAGAATCTTCTGAGCGACTTAGGAAACTTGACCAATCTCGTCTAGGCACCCAGCCGTGAGGCTGGTTCTCCGTGATGACAGGTGCAAACCATCAATCACGAACCAGGAGGTACCCGGTAGTGTCAAGTAGTGACTCGTCCGATAAGGATGAGCTGAAGCAGTTTCCCGATGTATTTCGGGCGATTGCCTTTAGCATGATCCCCTCGGACGCATCGGAACGCGAGGCGCGGGCTTGGCTGCAAAGCCAACTTCCCGCTCTCGATCCCGAAGCCGCTCGAGACATTTGCCGGGTGCACATGGAGGATGAACTCCTCCGTGCCTGGCGAATGGCTGAGGCCCACCCTATGCTTGACGAAAGTCAGGCAAACGGGCAGGGCAACCTGTCGTAAAGTGTCACTAGGCTAAGGATCCTGTATCTCCAATCAAGGAGGTAACCCTGATCGAAAGATTGGGACAGGTGAAAAGCCTGATAACACTCTGGTCTCGGTTGGCGGAGGAATCCGCCGACCTGTGTTGCACTAGCGCCACTCGTGACATTAATACCGTCACGAGTCGAGCCGAACATGAGGGGTTGTCGTTTCTCACGATAACCCTACCTTCCCTCGGGAACTCGACCCAAAGTTGGGTGAACGAGGGTAAGGTCGGGAACAACACCGCGTTCTGCAAAGAACGTGGTGGAAGGCTCCCCCGATTTCTCGGAGGTTTCTTCTCCCGTGTGTTCGACCGGAATAGTGGCTTGTTACTTGACGAGCCATGCATCGAATCCGTGATTGCCATTCGTCATTTAACTTTGATGTTTGGCAAAATGGAGCTCGAGTGCTCGGAAGAGCGCAAGAGTAAAGCGGTGCGTAACTACGTCAAGTGTGAGCAGGATGTCCGGCAGTTTGATAGCGTCCTCTCGGAGAGTGATCTTCGGGAGTTCGCTCAAATATCAAACTTGCTGTTTGGGAAGCTTTTCACCCAAGTGGATCGAGAGATCTATTATGGGCAGGCTATCCCTAAGCATGGTCCAGGATCAACAGCTGATGGACTTTCCAGTAATGGGAAGTACCGTCAAACTGTCTGGACTAGCCGCCTGGAGGATATATTTCCTTCAGGGGAAAACCTTCTTCCGAACTGGCGATATTATCGCCACTTGGAAGAGGTCGACATCCTCGAACCCGGTTCCGAGATTCCTGTAAAGGTAACCTTGGTTCCTAAGACGTTGAAGACTCCCCGAGTGATTGCAATGGAACCCGCCTGCATGCAGTATATGCAGCAGGCGATCCTGCGCAGTTTCCTCGGGTGCTTTTACAGGGATAGACTCCTGTCTAAGCTAATCGGTTTTGACGACCAGGTCCCTAATCAGGACATGGCACGTCAAGGTTCGCTTGATCAGCGAACCGCAACGCTCGATCTGAGCGATGCTTCCGATCGTGTCTCCAATCAGCTCGTACGGACGATGTTGGCTCGGTGGCCCCATTTACACAGGGCTGTCGATGCTACAAGATCCAGAAAGGCTGTCTTACCGTCAGATGAAGTAATTCGCCTGAGTAAGTTTGCGTCTATGGGTTCAGCACTTTGTTTCCCTGTTGAAGCAATGGTCTTTACGACATTGATCTTCTTGGGGATTCAGAGATCGCTTAACACGTCACTTTGCCGACGAGACGTAAAACGTTTCGTCGGATCGGTGCGCGTCTACGGGGACGACTTGATTGTCCCCGTGGATCACGTGCATACCGTCGTACAGACGCTAGAGCATTTCGGTGCAATAGTTGGTCTGGACAAGAGTTTCTGGACTGGGAAGTTCAGGGAATCTTGTGGTCGGGAGTACTTTAATGGACACGACGTGAGTATCACGCGTGTTCGGCAAGCGTTTCCGACACGACGGCAGGACTCTGTCGAGGTAATATCACTGATAAGCCTCCGGAACCAACTCTATATGAGTGGTTATTGGAGAACCTGTCAGTGGCTCGATGAGCGGATCGGTAGAGTGCTTTCGCACTTCCCGAACGTTACGCCGAGCTCCTCGATACTGGGCAGGGTTTGTTCTCTTGGGTTTATTCCCGAGAGATACCACCCAGGTTTGCAAACTCCCTTAGTCAGGGGGTTTGTTGTGCAAGCCAAAGCTCCGAAAGATCCACTCGGAGATACTGGTGCCCTACTTAAGTGTTTGCTTAAGTTGGAGCGAGGTTCTCTAAGGGCGGAAACGCCCTGGAACCTTCCCGACCCGTCGGGGATTGATCTCGTAATGAGGTCAAATCCCTGGACTAGTAGGGGCTTAGCCGCCTCTGCGAATGATAGCGAGCACTTAGAGCGTTCTGGACGCCCTCAGCGCGTCGACACAAAGCTGAGGTGGGGCCGGCCCTACTAGGACCGGTTGGGCCAGTAATTGGCCTAGCGGGAGAGAC